GTTGGCGAAGCATCGAACCGCATGGGCGTCGACGTGCTCGTCGCCCAGCGAGAATTCCCGAAGCTGGCTTCAGCGATGATGCTCAGCGGCCGTAGTGCCGATGAGGCCCGACGCGTGTTCGAAGTGTGGTCGGGCGCGATGCGGGTGCTCAACCTCGACACCATGCAGCAGCGCAACACCTTCATGGCGTTGCAGCAGATGTTCTCGAAGGGCCGTGTGTCCGCCGAAGAACTTCGCCGTCAGTTGGAACAGATTCCCGGCGCCTTCAACTTGATGCAGCAGGCTATTCGCCGCCGCACAGGTGACGAGAACTTCAACCTCGACGCCGCCTTGGAGCGTGGCGACGTTCGCGCCGACGCGGCCTTGCTGCTGACCGAAGAGATGGCGCGTCTCTACGAAGACCGCGTCTCCATGGCCTTGCAGAAGTCCACGGCGCAGATGACGATCTTCAAGAACGCGTTCACGCAGTTCTTGGTGCAAGTCGGCCAATCAGGCGCCGACGCCGGCCTCGCCGACGCCTTCGGCCGCGTCGCCCAGGCGATGCAGTCGGCAGAATTCCAAGAGTTCGCCACGCGCCTGGGCCAAAGCCTCGGCAACGCGTTCCGCATGATCGGCGACGCGGCAGTCTGGGCGGTCGACAATGCTGACTTGGTCATCGCCGCGTTCAAGACGCTGCTGGCAATGTCGATCGCTCAGTCGCTACTGGGCGTAGCAGGCGCGGCGCGTAACGCTGGTCTGCAGTTCAGCTTCGCCGCAACCCAGGCCAACGCCTTCGCAATCGCCAGCGCTCGCGGCGTCGTCTCTGGCGCCGCTACGGCCGGCCGTGGCATCGTCAACATGGCGTCGACGATCAGCAACGTCCTGCTGTCGTTCCCGCAGCTCTTCACCCGCGCCTTCGCCGGCCTCGCGAGTCTGCCGCGTCTCGTTGCCAGTGCTGGTCCGGCCGTGGCCACGGGACTGGCCCGCATTGGCCCGGCGGCCCTCAACGCCGTTCGCGGCATCGGTCCATTGGCGACGACGATGCTGCCGCGCCTTGTCGGCTTCCTGCGCCTCATCCCCGGCCTCGGCACCATCGCCACGCTCGCGGGCATTGCTGTCGAAGGCGCCCGCGCCGCCGGCATCTTCGATGACTTCGCCAACAAAGGCCTGACCTTTGGCGACATCTTCACTGGCGTCATGGGCGAACTCGGCGAGAACCTTGGCAAGTTCGGTCAAACCCTCGGCCGCGTATTCGCTCAAGGCTGGGACCGCATTTCGTCGTTCCTGAGCCTCGTGTGGAACGGCTTCAAGTCGGTGATGAACTTCCTCATCAACGCCACGGTTGCGGCCGTGGACGTTGTCATGGCGTCGTTCGATGAAGCCGGCCGCTCGATCGGCGGCTTCTTCTCCAACATGGCCGGAGCCGTGGGCGCCGCTGCTCGCGGTGATTGGGAACGGGCAGGGTCGATGGCTGGCGACGCCTTCACGACCTCGCTGGAAGAGCGCATGGCCTCAGGCCAGCGCATCGCTGATCGCATCGCCCGGACGATGAACACCGACCGCTTCGCCCAAGCGGGCGACGCGCTCGGCGGCGTGCTTCGCGATCTCTCGGAAGCTAGTGGCTTCCAAGAATTCCTGCGCCAATCTTCGGCTCGTGCTGAAGTCGCCCGCGATGCCCGCCGTGCTGCGGAAGCGGCGCGCGGTCAGGAACAGCAAGACTCCGGCTTCGTCACGGCTCCGATCGACCCCAACTCCATCGATCCGCTTGGAGCAAATCCGGACGGCAATAACTCCGCCGCTCGCCGCATGCAGCGCGAGTCCGAACAACGCCGCAAGTGGCTGGCGTCGATGTTCCCGGCCGTCGAGGTCACCGAGGCCCTGCGTGAGGCCACGGAGAAACTTGCCGAAGCTCAACGTGAAATCGCCGCCGCCGGCCTAACGCGGGATCAAGTGTTTGCCCGCGTTCGCGACAACCTCCGCGACGAACTCAACCTTCTGAACCCAACGCAGAAGGCAATCTACGATCTAACGCTCACCCGTGAGCGCTATGCCGCTGCGCTCGAAGCCGGACTGATCTCCGAAGAGGAAGCACAACGCCTGAACCAGCGCGCACTCCAACGTGCGAATGAAGAACTCGGCCTCTACAGCGAGCGCGAGCAAGCGCTTGTTGACTATCGCAATCGCCTTCAAGAGCTGAACAACGCTCGCGGCACCGAACTCGACCAAGAAGGGCGCATCGACGCCGCCATCCGCGAGACCAACATGGCCTACGCGGAACGCCTTGGCGTCATCTCGACGACGACGCAGGCACTCTACGAATACGAGCAACAGCTTCGCAACATCGCCCAGGCGATGGCCACGGTCGAAGGCTTCACTCCAGCCGACGCCGGAGTCATGCAAGGCCGCGCCGGCCGCTCTGCGGCGGACGCCCTTGTTGGCGCGAGCGACGAAGGCTTCGAGCAACGCATCTCAGCGCTCCAGCGCCTGCGTGACGAAGGCGCGATCACGGCGCTGCAATACAACAATTATCTCGCGGAGATGACGGCCGCGACGCTGGAGTGGCAAGTTGCCGCCGGCAACGGCACCTACATCGATCAATTCCTCGCGGGCCTGACCCGCATGACCGAAGGCGCGCGCAACGCCCAAGCGACTCTCGGCAACCTCATGACCGAGGCCGCTCAGAGCCTGTCGCAAGGTCTCGGCGACTCTCTTGCCCGTGCCATCGTCTACGCGGAAGACCTGCAATCGGCCCTCTACAATGTCGTCAATCAGGCCCTGACGAGCCTGATCTCGGGCCTGATCCAGATGGGCATCCAAATGCTCATCAACCAGATGATCGGGCAGGCGGCTCAAGCCAGCGCCACGGCCGCCAGCGCGGCAGCCGGCGCGACGACGGCGTCGGCGTGGGCTCCGGCGGCGGCGATGGTCAGCTTGGCGTCGTTCGGCGCGAACTCTGCGCCCGCGATGACGGGCATCGCCACCACCGTGGGTATGGCCCAAATGCTGGCGATGGCCGGCGGCGGCATGGCCGATGGCGGCATCGTCACGGGCCCGGGTACCGGGACCTCGGACTCGGTGCCGCGTGCTCTGAGCCAGGGCGAATTCGTCGTCAACGCTCAGTCGGCGGCGGCGAACATGGGCCTACTTCAGCAGGTGAACAATGCCGGCGGCCGTGTGATCTCGGGCGGGGGCGAGTCCGCTCCGCCGGAGGTCAACGTCCGCGTCGTCAACCAGATCGACCCGAACGACACCCTGGCGGCCCTGAGCAGCGTCCAAGGTGAGAAGCTGATCATGAACGTCATCGGCAAGAACGGCGACCGCATCCGCAACCTGCTTTCGCGTTAATGCGTAATTTTGGTTGACATCAGGCGTCAGCTAGGCTAACCCTTACCGGATACCCACCATGGCCGTCTACACCGGCACCGCCACCAACTTCAAAGACCTCCTGGCCGACCTCATCGACGCAGCCGCTGATGAGGGCTGGACCGTCATCGACTACGATTCCGATGCCGACCCTGAGGTCGAAGATGTAGTCTTTCTCCAAGGCCCCGGCGTCAGCGATGACGACGGCGTCTTCGTGCAAATCAAGACCTTCGGCG